GTGAATTAGTGGAGGTGATCATGAGCGTTGCCGACAAGATCGCCGAGGAGCTTGACGATCTCCACGCGGCTGAGACGTCACCCGGCATGGCGGCCGTCGCGCTCGACCTCGCCAGGGGCATCGACGGTACGGACGTACCCGGGGTCAAGGCCGCCGTCGCCGACAAGCTCCGCTCGATCATGGCCGACCTGCGGCGCCTGGCCCCCGTCGGGGAGAAGGGGGACGCAGTCGATGACCTCAACCGTCAGCGAGAGAAGCGTCGAGAGGAAGCCCGGAAGCGCGCTGCCGGTGGCTGACGGTCCCGTACACGGCTGGCAGAAGCCGCCGATCGAGGTTGCGCCGCCGTCGGTGACGAGCGCGGGCCAGGAGGCCATCGACCTCGCCGCGCGTGCTGGGCTGAAGCTCGACCCGTGGCAGCAGCACGTACTGCGCATCGGCATGGGCGAGAAGCCGGACGGCTCGTGGGCGTCGTTCGAAGTCGCCGTCAACGTGCCGCGACAGAACGGCAAGGGCGGGATCATCGAGGCCCGCGAGCTTTGGGGTCTGTTCATCGGCGGCGAGCAGTTGATCCTGCACTCGGCGCACGAGTTCAAGACGGCGAAGAACGCGTTCAAGCGGATCGAGCGCCTGATTCGCGGGTGCCCTGACCTGCACAAACGTGTCAAGGCGTACAGGTACACGGTCGGTGAGGAATCGATCGAGCTGCACTCCGGGCAGGTGCTCCGGTTCATTGCTCGCTCGAAGGGCAGCGGACGAGGCTTCACCGGGGACTGCAACATGTTGGACGAGGACATGATCCTCGGCGACGAGGCGATGGATGCCCTGCTGCCCACGATGGCCGCGGTGGAGAACCCGCAGATCTGGTACCTCGGTTCGGCGGGCATCGGCGCCCTGTCCGTACAGCTGGGGCGTCTGCGGCGCCGGGCCATGGCCGCGATCGAGGCCGGGTTGCCGGATCCGTCGCTGGCCTACTTCGAGTGGTCCGCGAACCTGCACGTCGCCGAATGCGCGCAGGGTTGCACCGAGCACGATGACGCGGCCTCCGACGACGCCGTCCTGAAGGCCAACCCTGCCGTCGGGTTCCGGCTGACGCTGGAGAAGGTGGCCAACGAGCGGTCGACGCTGAGCGCTGCGGGATATGCCCGTGAGCGGCTCGGCGAGGGCGACTACCCGTCCGACACCGAGGACACCTGGCAGGTCATCGGAGAGGACGTCTGGCGGGCCCTGGCCGACGCAGACAGCCAGCCGGAGGGCGTCGGAGAGGACGGGGCGACCACGCCAGGGTGCGTGGCCTTCGCGATCGACATGACGCCCGAGCGGACTCACGCTGCGATCGCGGTGGCGGGGCGCTGGCGGGGCGGGGCGCACGTGGAGGTCCCGGAGCACCGGCCCGGTACGGGTTGGATCCTGGACCGCGCGGAGGAGCTCCATGAGAAGTGGAAGCCGCGCTGCTGGGTCATCGACCCCGGCGGCCCGGCCGGGTCCCTGATCCCCGCCCTGGAGGAGCGGCTCGGGATCACGGTCGTGCAGACCAAGGCCCGCGACGTCGCCGCGGCCTGCGGCCAGTTCTACGACGCGGTGACCGAACAGTCCCTGTCCCACCTCGATCAGGCGCCGCTGGCCGCCGCTCTGGCGGGCGCACAGAAGCGCCCCCTGGGTGACGCGTGGGCGTGGGCCCGGCGGCTCGTCTCCGTGGACATCAGCCCGCTGGTGGCGGCCACGCTCGCCAAGTGGGGGCTGAGCGCAGAGGTCGAAGAAGAGTCGGAGGACGTCACACCGTGGGCGGAGTACGGATGAAGCGCGTGCGCTGGCTGACAGCGCTGGCGATGTCCCGGATCGGCTACGCGGCCGGCTGCCTGACGACGGCGACCGGCGTCGGCATCGAGTTCGGAATCGGCTGGGGCCTGACCGTGGGCGGCGCGATCGGCGCGGCCTCGTGCCTGCTGCTCGTCGACGTCGAAGAGAAGGGAGCTCCGATGGCCAGTGATGACTCGTGAACCTGCTACAGCGCGCGTTCCGGCGCTTCGATCTGGCGTCGGCCCTCGATGACGCGTCTTGGTCGACGGGCGGCAACACCTACTTCGGCATGGGCCGCCCGGTGGGGGGCGAGGAGCGGTCCTCGGCGTGGGACTTCGAGGCCGCTGTCCGCTTCGCATACAAGCGCAACGGGCCCGTCTTCGCCCTGATGCTGGTGCGGCAACTGGTCTTCTCCGAGGCGCGGTTCCAGTTCCGGCAGATCCGCAACGGCCGGCCGGGCGAACTGTTCGGCACGAACGCCCTGGAGGTGCTGGAGAAGCCGTGGACGGGCGGCACGACGGGCAAGCTGCTGTCCCGGTTCATCCAGGACGGCGACCTGAACGGGAACGGCTTCATCACCAACTACAACCCGGGCCGGCTGAAGCGCCTGCGCCCGGACTGGGTGATCATCGTGACCGCGTCCGAGGAGGAACCGCACCTCGCCGGTGACGCTATCGACAGCGACCTCATCGGCTACGGCTACGCCCCCAACGGCAACTGGGACAACCCGGTGTTCCTGCTGCCCGAGCAGGTGGCGCACTTCGCCCCGATCCCCGATCCGGAGTTCAACTTCCGCGGCATGTCGTGGCTGACGCCCGTGGTCCGCGAGATCACCGCCGACAGTGCAGCAACGTCGCACAAACTGAAGTTCTTCGAGAACGGCGGCACCCCGCAGCTGGTGGTGTCCTACGGCAAGGAAGTCACCCCGGAGAACTTCGCGAAGTTCAAGGCGGCGATGGATGCGGCGCACGTCGGCGTCGACAACGCCTACCGCACGCTCTACCTGGGCGGTGGCGCCGATGTGACGGTCGCGGGCAAGGATCTGCACCAGCTCGACTTCAAGGTCACGCAGGGCGCCGGGGAGTCCCGGCTCGCGGCCGCCGCAGGCGTGCCCCCGTCCATCGTCGGATTCTCCGAGGGACTGGCCGGGTCCAGCCTGAACGCGGGCAACTACACGGCCGCACGCCGTCGTTTCGCAGACGCCACGATGCGCCCGCTGTGGCGGGAGGCGGCCGGAGCACTGGCCACCCTCGTCGACGTCCCGGCCGGCGCCGAGCTCTGGTACGACGACCGCGACATCGCGTTCCTGCGCGAGGACCGACAAGCCGCCGCCGAGATCCAGGGCGTCCAGTCCCGCACGATCCGCGCCCTGGTGGACGCCGGGTACGAGCCGCCGTCCGTCGTGGCCGCCGTCGAGGCCGAGGACTTCAACCTGCTCAAGCACTCGGGCCTGTACAGCGTGCAGCTGCAGAAGCCCGGCGCGGGGCAGCCCGCACCCGAGCCACAGCCCACGGAGGAGCCGTGATGGAAGCGTTCACGCGCAGCTTCCCGCTGGAGGACATCCGTGTCCGCGCCGGCGGGGACGGCCGCACCGTCGAGGCCTACGCCTCGGTGTTCGACACCCCCTCAGAGATCCACGACCAGGACGGCCACTACAACGAGGTCATCGACCGCCGGGCCTTCGACCGGACGCTGACGCAGCTGGCGCCCGCGGGCAGCCGGACCAACTGGCGTGTCGGGGTGCTCTACAACCACGGCCGCACCCTGTTCGGCACGCCATCCGAACGGGGGGCCATGCCGATCGGCGCTCCGGTGGAGATCAAGGCTGATAGTCGCGGCCTGCTGACGATCACCCGGTACAACCGGACCGAGCTGGCCGACGAGGTACTGGAGAACATCCGCGAGGGCTCCATCACCGCGCAGTCCTTCTCCGGCGGTTTCCTGCGCTCCGACCCCGGCCGTGCGCCCCGCGGCGGTTACCGGCCCGACGCCGGCGGCAAGCTGCGCACCGTGCGCCGCCAGGAGATCGCACTGCGGGAGTACGGGCCCACCCCGTTCCCCGCGTACCCCGACGCCGCTGTGGTCGGCGTCCGCGCCGTGCAGGCCGTGCGCCTGCTCGCCGACCTTCCCCCCGACGAGCGGATGCGGCTCGTCGACATGCTTCGGACCGGCACCCCGCTGGAGACGCCCCAGGGCGAGCCTCCCGCGGGCCCGCCGGCCAACGGCGACCCCAACCCGGGCTCCGCCGCCGAGGACCCGCCCCAAGGGCACTCCGCTCGGCAGAAGATCGCGTGGGCCAAGACCCGCGCAGAGATCATGGCCAGGAGGGCCCTGTGACCACGACCAAGAAGAAGAAGTCCGAGAAGCTCAAGGAACAGGTGGAGGCGATCCGCGCCGAGCTCCTGGAGCTGGAAGAGGTCGAGGAGCCGACCGACGAGCAGGCGTCCCGGGCGACCGAGCTGCTCGGCGAGTTCGACACCGCGCAGGAGGCGTACACCGAGCAGGTCGAGCACGAGCGCCGCGTCGACGCCGTCCGCTCGGCGGCCCTGACGCCCGGTGCGCAGGAGCGGACCCCGGGCGAGGGCCCCGGGTTCATGCGGCACCGCGGCAACCCGTATGAGGAGCTGGACCGCGTGCGCGGCGCCAACCTCAACGAGCGGTCCACGGTCGCCGACCTGCGCACCCGCGCGATGTACGCGGTGGAGCTGGCGGGCGAGCACCTGTCCGCCGACCAGCAGGAGCGCGCCGAGCTCCTGGTCCGCGGCGACCGCCGGGGCCGGATCGCGCAGCACCTGCTGCTGACCGGCTCGGACGCGTACCAGCGGGCGTTCGAGTCGCTGCTCGCCAACGCCGGGAACCCGGCGCTGCTGGAGGACGACGAGTACCAGGCCTACAAGCTGGCCGAGGCGCACCGCCGGGCGATGACCCTCACCGACGCGGCGGGCGGCTTCCTGGTGCCGTTCACCCTGGACCCGACGATCATCCTGACCAACGCCGGGTCGGCGAACCCCTACCGCCAGGTGTCCACGGTCAAGACCATCACCACGGACACGTGGAACGGTGTCTCGTCTGCCGGCGTCACCGCCGAGTGGCTCGGCGAAGCATCCCAGGCGGCCGACGCGTCCCCGACGTTCGCTCAGCCGTCCATCACCCCGAAGAAGGCCGCGGCCTGGGTGCAGGGATCCTTCGAGGTCCTCGCCGACTCCGGGTTCGGTGCGGAGGTCGGCCCGCTCCTGGCGGACGCCAAGGACCGCCTGGAGGCGACCGCCTTCACCACCGGCAACGGAACCAGCCAGCCCAAGGGCGTCATCACCGCCGTGTCCGCGGTGTCCGGATCGGTCGTGAACTCGGCGACCACCGACACCTACGCGGTCGCCGACGTGTACGCCGTCGAGCAGGCGCTGCCGCCCCGCTACCGGCTGACCGGCTCCCCGTCGTGGATGGCCAACAAGGCCATCATCAACAAGACGCGGCAGTTCGACACGGCCGGCGGGTCCAGCTTCTGGGCCAACCTCGGCATGGGCCAGCCCGAGCAGCTGCTCGGCGCCCCGATCTACGAGGCCTCCGCCATGGACGGCGTCATCAACGCCGCCGCCGAGAACTACTCGCTGCTGCTCGGCGACTTCCGCAACTACTACATCGTGGACCGGGTCGGCATGACCATGGTGTACGAGCCGCTGGTCAAGGGCGCGAACGGCCGTCCGACCGGTGAGGCGGGCTGGTTCGCCTACTGGAGGGTCGGCGCGGACGTCGTCAACGCCGACGCCTTCCGGCTCCTGGACATCACCTGATCCCCATCCGTTCCACGGGCACGGCCGGCTTCCTGCTGGCCGTGCCCGTCCCAGTTCCAGGAGCTGCGATGTATCGCGCGAAGGACACATTCTGGGCGCCGGACAACCGGCGCATCGTCAAGGGCGACCTGGTCGCCCCCCATGACCCGGTGGTGGAGGGACGCGAGGAGCTGTTCGAAGCCGTCGTCATCCCCGAGGCGGCCCCGCCCGCCGCGAAGCCCACGGCCAAGAAGACCGTCGCTCGCAAGCCGGCGCCGAAGGACCCGGCGACCGAGGGCGACACCATGGAGAAGCCCGCTGACGGAGGTGACCAGGAGTGAAGCGCAGCGTCTACAACCACGTGCGTGCCAAGGCCACCCTGGCGATCGCTACCCGCAACGCCACGGCGAACGGCACCGCCGTGGACCGCCAGCTGTCCGGGGCCAGCGGCACCAACGAGTGGTTCTCCTCGGCGACGCTCCTGGTCCACACCGGGACCATCACCGACGGGACCCACGCCATCACCCTGGAAGTCAGCGACGACAACAGCTCGTGGGCTGCGGCCGCGAGCGGCGACGTCCAGGGTTCCCTGCCCAGCATCGCCGCCGCGAACGACGACGCGCTGTACGAGGTCGGCTACACCGGCCCCAAGCGGTACGTGCGCGCGGTCACCACGGTCACCCCGGGCGCCACCGGCGGCATCTACGGCGCAACCATCCTGCTCGGCTTCCCGAGCGTGCTGCCGCTCAGCAGGACCTGAGAGGCCGACCGTGGCGCTGCTGACACTGGCCGAGGCCAAGGCCCAGCTGGACATCGAGACGACCGCGAGCGACACCGAACTGCAGGTCTACATCGAAGGCGTCACGGCTGCGATCGAGGCGCACGTGGGCCCGGTGGAGAACCGCTCGGTGACCGAGACCCACGACATCCCGTCCGGCGGCGCGCGGGTGCTGGTCCTGCGCCAGACGCCTGCGGTCTCGCTGACCAGCGTGACCGCGATTCTGGCCACCGGGACCGAGTACGACCCTGCGGGCCTCGACCTCGACCCGGACACCGGCACGGTGCGGCGGGTCGACGGCGGGCGCCTGTACGGCCCGCTGCGGTTCACGTACACGGCGGGCCGGGGCGACGTCCCGGCCGCCATCAACCTGGCGGCCCGCATCATGGTGCAGCATCTGTGGCGCACCCAGTTCGGGGCGTCGCGCGGCATGTCCTCCATCGGCGGGGGCGACGACTTCAGCGTCACCGAGGCCGTGCCGGGCTGGGGCTACGCGATCCCGAACCGGGTCCTGCAACTCCTGGAGCGCTACAAGCTCCCGCCGGCGGTGCTGTGATGGCCACAACCTCCCGCGTCCCGGCCGCTCTTGCTGCACTCTTGGCGATCCTTCGTGCAACGCCTGCACTGGAGGAAGTCCGGATCGTTGACGGGCCGGAGGCCGTGAACCTGACCGACCGGACCCGCATCCATGTGGGCTGGTCGCCGGGCGCCGAATCCGCGGTCGAGCTGACGCAGGACTTCAACAGCGCCGGTGCCCGAACCCGCGATGAAGCGTTCGAGATCGTCTGCTACGCCGAAGCGCGGGCGGGCGACACGGACATGGCCCTGCGCCGCGCCAAGGTGTTCGAGCTGGTCGCCGCTGTCGAGGCCGCACTGCGCGCCACCGACGCGGCACCCGAGGCACCGACCCTGAACGGCACCGTGCTGTGGGCGCACCTGACGACCGGCAATCTCCTGCAAGCCCAGAGCGAGGGTGCCGTCGCTGGCCTCGCGTTCACGGTGACCTGCCGGGCCCGTATCTGATCCACCCACCTAAGAGGAGTACAGCCATGGCGCGAGTGCGCTACGTGGGCTCGGACCCGGTCACCGTGCCTGAGCTCGGCGACCGGCTTG